GTGGAGTACAGAGAGGTGACAGAAAATGAAACAACGGTTGGTTGACTTTTCCGACCCGATTCTGTCAGCGGTGCTGTTTATCTTACTGAAAGACCGTACGACCGGCAAAAACATCATCTGGGCGACAGAGCCACCGTCTGAACTGGGTGCAGGCTTTGCGGATGAAATCACGTTAGAACAAATCAAGAAGTGCCCGCCAGTGCCACGAGTTCTCAAGCGTCTGGATGAGCAGAAGCAAAGAACCAAAGCAAAAGCAGAGGTTTTCACTCCTTCTTGGGTCTGCGAAAAGATGATAGACATGGGCGAAGAAAACGGTGCGATGCCCGATATGAAGAAAGAGCCTATCAAGTACATCCATTCGACAGTTCTTGAAATTACCTGCGGAGAAGCACCATTCCTTGTGAACCGATACGACACGGTAACAGGCAAAAAGATTCCAGTACCAAGACGGAAAGGACTGTTTGACCGCAAGCTGAAATGTGTAAACAACTGGTTTGATTGGAATGTTTGGACATGGCACGATGTGGCAGAGGACGCAGCGACGACTACATACGGCTATGAGTGGCAGGGTGACAGCTTGTTGCTTGCAAGAGCAAATATGCTCCTGACTTGGCGAGAGAACTTTAAGTGGCTGTTCGGCATAGAGCCTGACGCTGGGAAGGTTCGCAACATGGCTGCTATCATCTCATGGAACGTCTGGCAGATGGACGGTTTGAAAAAGACCGTTCTTGGCACGGACATTCCGTGCAAAATCAAAGACTGGAAAGCAGACAAAGAAATCCTGTTTAAGGACGTTGGGGAGGATAAATAAAAAATGAAGTCAGTTTTATTAAGCATCAACCCAAGTTGGTGCAATCTTATTTTTCTCGGCATAAAAACTCTTGAAATACGGAAAACAAAGCCAAATATAGGTGATGAACCTTTCAAATGTTATGTTTATTGCACAAAAACCAAAACCGGATGGTTCAAAGAGTGCGATGGATACTTGGAACAATTGGACGGAAAAGTTATTGGAGAGTTTACTTGCAATCATCTGTACGAAATCACGCCAGAATCGGATTGCTTGCCAGAAGGATTTGAAGAGATGTCCGGTCTTAGGAAAAAAGAAATTTTGAATTATGTCGGAAAGAAAGGCTGGGCATGGAGCATTTCCAATGTGAAAATGTATGAACATCCAAAATTTTTGTTTGAGTTTACTCGTTATTGCATTCTCATGGGGAATAGAGGAGTTTGCGATTTTAATAAAGTGAGATGCAGTTATCAAGTAGAAGAATTTGGCGCAGGGACACAGGTGACCTGTGCCCGGAGTGCTATGCAGAGTATAAGCGAGTGATCGGACGGTTCAACAGGGGAAAGAGAGGGCAGAGAGAATGAAAAAGTGTGCTCTTTACAGGTGCAAACAGTGCTTTGCGACCATAACGGACGAAAGCGATGTCAGAATCGATAAAGACATCGTTGATTGGATGTTTGAAAACGAAATGGAAGAAAGCAAAATTGGGTTTATCGCAAAATTCAAAATAAGCGATAAAGTCCTCATTCATCGTTGCGCCAATAATACTGTTGGTTTATGCGAGTTTATCGGATGGAAGGAGATAGAGGAATGAACTTCTACTGCACCGCCGAACATTGCTCTTGCATGGGCATCAAGCGGTTCTCTGCTGGCAAGGCTATCCGATGCACAGCAGAATCCTGCAAGAACAAATCTGAGCCATCCTGTGGCTCTTGCAAATGGTACGCAAAGCCGGAGGGTGTATGCGTGAACAACCAGTCAGAACACGTTGCTGACTTCGTGTGGGACGAACGTGGATGTAAGGAATGGGAGAAGAAAGATGACAGCAGGGGAGAAGATTAGAAAGCGCAGAAGAAAATTAAGTATTACTCGCAGGGATTTTGCCAAAGAAATTGGCGTTCCAGTAAGATTTATGACTGAAGTTGAACTTGATGTTAGAAATCTGCGAGATGATGAATATGAAGTTATCGCCAACGCTTTGCAATGTAGCGTTTCCGATATAATGCCTGACGTTCCTAAGTATTTAGTAAATCTAAAAGATGATGGATTTGGCGATATTTGCGAATGTGCGGTATGTTATTGCCTGTGCAGACCAACAAACAGAACAAAATATGTTTGCGACTATATTACGCCACTTTTGCCAAATCTGCCTGATGATACGCTCGAATATATCAAAAAGGACATTGATGATAGAAAGAGCGTGTACTTTTTGTTTGACAAAAGTTTCGACCACGAAGAATGGGATAAATTTTACGATGCTGTTTGCGCAGAAATCGAAAGGAGAAAGCCATGAGCTATGATATTTCACTGTGCGACCCTGTAACGCATGAACCGCTCAAAGCGGATAGTACGCATTTTATCGCAGGTGGTATGCGCGCTATGGGTGGTACAAAAAAACTGTGGCTCAACATCACCTATAATTACAGTCACTTCTATTATCGACCGGAAGTGTTTGGTGAGGGCGGCATCCGCTCCATCTATGGTAAAACAGGCGCAGAGAGCATTCCGATGCTTGAAAAGGCTATTTCTGCACTAGGTGATGATGTAGACGATAGCGACTACTGGCACGCCACAGAGGGTAACGCTAAACGCGCCTTGTATGGTTTGCTAGCGTTTGCAAAGATGCGTCCTGACGGCGTATGGGACGGAGATTGAAGGGAGAAAGAAAAATGTCTTTGTTTGAAATTGTACTCGGTTTTGTTTTGACGACAATGATTGGTTTTGTGTTCGTTTTTCCGATTTATTTGCTCGAAAAATATATAGTTCTTCGCACTTTGGACGAATACATAGACAACGTAATCTTGAAAGCTATTGCGGTTGTAGCAGTCAATGTTCTTTTCTTTCTCGTTGGGTTTGCAATCATCTTTAGCGTTTACGGTTATAAGTGTGGATAACACGATTTAAAGAAAGGACGAACAATGAAAGTCA